GATAACAACGCAGCAGCGATGTATTTTCCTGCGAACTCACCTGCGTAAGTTGTAGTAATTGATGTTGTAGTAGCCATTTTTTAAAATGTTTGTTTAGTTAATATTATTTGTTAATTTTTTCAAGGATTGAATCCATAATTGAACGATTTCTTTTAGTAGCAATTTTGAACATCTCTACTTTAGTTTCGTTTTCAGGATTAAAAGCAATTGGCTTAACTTCTTCTGCAAGTTCTACGACATTGTCGTTTGTAGTTTCAACTGCGGAAAGTTTTTCTAATTGAGCTTTCAATTCAATATTTTCGTTTTTAAGTGCTTCGATTTCATTAAAGAATGTTTCTTTAACGATAGATTCGATAGTTTTCTTTGGTGTAGCAGTTTCTTCAGTAGCTTCAACAGGCACTTCAGGCGCTTCTGCTTCAGGTGCTTCTTCTTCTTCCATTGGTGCTTCGTTTACTGCAGCAATAATTCCTTCTACTTCTACAACTAAAATCATTCCGTTTTCTAATTCGTATTCTCCAACAGGAACAGGAATTTTTTGCTCATCGGGTGTAACAACAAAAACTTCGTTGTCCATTTCGAACTTATCAGCTTCAATTACGGTTACTCCGTCAGCCATTTTCATTTGCTCTAAACTTACTTCCATTCCAAGTAAAGTTTTAATTTGATTAATTACGCTTGTTTTCATATTTAATTTGTTTTTATTATTAATTATTTGCCTAGTGTTTTTATTACATCCATTGAATTTACGATAGAATCGTTTACTTGGTTTGCAAGACTATAAGCATCCATTAATTGCTTATAAGCAGGTAAGTCTTTAGGATTTAAACCTAAATCAGTTGCTTGCTTAGTAATTACAGTTTGTAACTTATCTAAAACACTAACTACTTTTTTCTCATAGTCTTTATTCATTACAATTTGCTTATAGGCATTATTTAATGCTGCAAAATTCTTTTGAACAATAGCGTCAAGTTTATTAAAGTCATCATTAGTCTTATTAATAGACTTAAATTGAAAAGCAATATCTTCAATTGTACCCAACTCAACTTCGTGTTTTGCTAACTCAGTCTTATCAGTAATCTTGTTAAAAATCTTGTTTAGTGTACTCATAGTTATTAAATTAAATTGTTTATATTTTGTTGTATTTTTATCCGTTTTGACGCACTATAACTCTTGTTCCGTTATCAGTTGTTGTAGTAACATTTTCAGTGCCTGTTGTAGCTCCTATTCCTTGTGCTTGTAAAGAACCATCACAACATTTACTAGAATAAGTTCCGTCTTTGCATAAGCATCCACGCTTACCGCCTTTAGGTGATGTTTTGCTTGGAGTTTTCATAGTTATAATATTTGTATTGCTTTTTTTAAATTATTTAATTTATCAGTTGCTTGTGTAATATAAGATTTAAGATTTTTTAATTTAGCATCTATTTCAGATACAGGCAAACCTAAATCAGTTACAGTTGCTTTTAATTTAATTAAGTTAACATAAGCACTTTGATATTTCTTTTCAACTGCATTTTCTAAACCAATTGCATTTGATAATAATTCTTTAGCTTTAAAAGTAGTATCAAAAGCTTTTTGGCTTTCTTTGCTAATTGCATCTATTTCATTAAAAATATCTTGAATAGAACCCAAGTTTACATTTTGACTTCCTAATTCACTTTTCGTGATTAGGTCTTTGATTTTATCAATCATTAATTTTTCTTCCATTTCATCTATATTATTTAAACTCATTTCTAATTTATCCGCAAAGTAACCTTCAATTGAAAACCCTTTAACGCTTCCGTCTTTTACTTTTTTCCATACATCCTCGTTGTTTACTTTCATTGAAATCATCCAAGTTCCAACAGGTAAACTAAAACCATACTTAACTGATTTGTCGTGTTTAGGATCCTCAATAATCCAAGACTCAACTACGCTTAATCCTTTTAACTTTTGATCATGTTCGTATGTTGCGTTATTTTGGTTAGAGTTCATCAGGAACAATTCAGAAGCTCTGCGAATTGTATCTTCACTAAAAAAGATATAGTATTCTTCGTTCTTGTCGTTGCGTCTATAAATTTGTTTGTTAGGCACTAATGCAGCACCCATTAAAATCTTCTTTTCAGTATCAATTTCTTTTAGCTCTACTTCGTGTTTTGACAATGCAATAAAGTTTTCTTCTATTGCAGGATTTTCCACAACTGAAACTGCATCAATTCCACTTAAGGAATCTTTTTCGTCAATAATAAGTTCTATGATTTTCATAATAATTAAATTAAGTTTTTATTAAAGTGTTGCATTTGTGATTCTATTTCTATCTAATGCTTGAGCAGATGTTACTTCTCCACTAACAACATACGCTTGTACAGGTTGTTGTTGAAGTTGGGCAAGTTGATTAAATCCATTGTTACCTACCACATTAAAAGTTGGCGAAACAACTCCACCACCTCCACCACCTGAAGTATCTATTCCACCCATATTACTACCTCCACCACCTGCAGAATCTCCACCTCCAAATTCAGTTTGTTTAATTTTTTTAATATTAAGTAATCCCGCAGTAACTGCTGCCGCCGCTGCAGCACCACCTAATACAGGACCAACTACAGGTATTCCCGATAAAGAGTTGTAAGAAGAAACCGCTGACGAATAAGTGTTAACTAATGCACCTGCAATGTTGGCTGCTTTTTGAATTTTAAATGCTTTTAATTGTTGCGCTTCAGAATCTCCCGCAAATAATTCTGCTAAATTTGCGATAGTTGCAAAGGTATCTTGAACTGCAGTTAATTTTTGTTCTAATGTTGCAGCCTCTATTGCTTGCTTTTTTTCTTCAGTTTTAGTTGTGGTTTCTAAATCCTTTGCAGCGTATTTTTCCTGTATTAATTTTAATTCTTCTTTTTGTTTTATTATTAATTCTTGTTCAAGTGCAGCGTTATCACCTGCCAATGCAAATTTATCTTCGTAAGTTTTAACAAGTGCTGCAATTTCTTTTTCTTTTTCGCTATATGTTGCTTCTTCGTGTAGCGCAAATTGCGCATCTTCTTTTGTTATTTCCTCTTGTCTAAATTTAGCTTTTATAACCGCAATATCTTGATTGTATTTTAACTCAATTAAAACCTTTGCATCTGCAAGTGCTTTAATTGCAGCCTCATCTTTTAAAGAGTTATTATATGTAGCTTGTAATGCGTCTAAGTCTCTTTGTTTTTTTATGTCTAAAAGTTGTGTTTCACTTTTACCTACTTCATTATTTGCTATTTGTAAGTCTAGTAATGATTGTATTAACGCTTCGTTAGATGCAGTATTAGTATCAACTGCACCGCCTGTTTCAACTACTGCAGGTACAAATTGACCTGATAAAGAATTAGCTAATGCAAGAGATTGTTGACTAACCATTTTAAATGTAGCGTCAATTCCTCTTATTCTACCATTTAACCTTTCAACTTCTGCTTCAGTGTCTCTAATGTATTTTGCATTCTTTGCTCTTTCCTGTGGACTGTTTCCTTTGCCCATCCCCGAAGCATCAACATAGAAAGATTTGTTCATTAGAACCATTTCCTTTTGTTGCAGTTGTTGTTCTACAATCGCTCTTTTTGTTTGTAAAGTTTCTGCTCTTGAATTTAGAATACCCTGTGCAAATTTTTGTTTTTGGTATTGAATATAGTTTGCTAATGATGCGTTTAATTGATCCTGAAAACCTTTTTCACTACTCATATTTTTTAGAGTAGTTCCGTATTCAGAATTAATTTTTTTGATTAAATTAACTCTTTCTTTGCTTCCGCTATTAGTTCCTTTTAATTGGCTAATTAACATTGCATATTGAGATGTTTCTTTACCTATAAATTCAGCACTTTCTTTTTGAGTTTGTATTGCTTTTTTATTTGCCTCATCTCTTGATTTTTTGGCTTTTTCCGCTTTCTTTTCTTCATCAGTAGCTTCTCTTGTTGCATACATATAACCAACAATTGCTGCTGTAGCTGCTACCACTAAACCCAATATTAATCCTATTGGATTTGCTTTCATTGCAGCGTTTAAACTTAATTGCGCTACTGCTGCACCTTCAGTTGCTACTGCTTCCGCACCTGTCGCTACCGCTACCTCACCTGCTACAACAGTTTGTACTTGTTGACCCGCAATAAACCTCAACAAACTTTGGTAAGAATCCTTAATAACTCCGCCTAATTGTTTAAATGAATCACGAGCTTCTCCTAAACCTTGAAGACCTTGAGATAAAGCCATTGCTGATTGAACCTTTAATAAAGTAGCTTGTACTTGTTCTCCTTCAACTCCAATTAAACCTAATGCACCCTCAAATGCTTGGAATCCGTCTAAAACTCCACCAATAGATTTACTAAGTGCATTAAACTTCGCATCAGGATTAAATGATTTAACTAAGTCTGCAGCATCACCTATTTTATCTTTTAATTCACCTGCTCTTTTTGCAGCCTCAATTGCTTGAGCAGAAGTTGCACCATAAGCATCTGAAAGTTTTTGAACTTCCATTACGGCTTCCTTAAGTTGTGCTTTTAAACTCTTTGAGTTGTCTTTAATTTCTAATTCAACCGTTCTTTTTTCAGCCATTGTTTTTTAAGTTTTTTATGTGTGCTTGTCTTCTTCCTTTCTCAATAGCTTTTTTAATAGTAAATGGGATTGCATACTTTCCCTTTGCTATTTCTATGCACTCTCCTTTGCCGTAAAACTTATCAGTCATCAGCATTTGTATAATTAAATTTATCATTGTACTATGTATTTTTCTTGTGTTGTTGTTGTTCCATCTTCAAATGTGTAATCTATAAAAATCACAATCACTCTTGCGTCTCCTTCTTCAGTTCTTAAAATCAATCCTTCTTCCGTGTCTATGTAGTCTCCTTCATCGTCTACAAATAATCCTTTTTCCGCAACAGGTGGAACAGTTACAATAACGCTTCTTTCTTCGTCTGCTGAATCAGGGTTTATTATTATATCAGCAGTATCACTTCTTAATGCAGCTCCTATAACCTTTGAAGGCTTAGATGTTCCGTTAGGAAATACAATTGGTATTATAATATCGTCTCCTTCTTGTTTGCCATTAAAAATTGCTCTTGGAATTAATGGTGCAAAATCATTTAATAAAGTAAAATTAGCTTCGCCTGTAGTTAAGTCTAATTTCATTTCGTTAATTATATAACGCTTGTCTCTAATAATAACTCTATCATTTAGCTTTAAACCTGTAGTTAATGAAATCGGTAAATTCGTCTTCACGCTTGTTAATCTATTCTTTAAATTAAATAAATTGGTTAGGTAAGAAAAATAATATGTAGCAAATAAACTTTGTTGAATAGGTATGTCTAAAAGTGTTGAAGTTTCAGGTGCAAAGTTTGATGAGTAGTTAATATTTTGGTAGCTTAAATCTTGTCCAAATGGAACATAAGTTGTAGCACTTACAATTGAAGTGCCGTTATAAATTTTGTATGTTGCATTAGTTTGTTCTGCTTGATATATTAAACAAGGTGAAGGAACATAAGGTGCAAATGCAGGATCCAAGCTATAAGCCACTTGTAAATCAGTTCCTGTAAACTTATTAAAAAGTAAATTCTCAAAAGGTTGCTCAATTAAAAACTCACCTCCGTCATAATTATATTCAAAAGTTGCGTCTCCGTATTCTTTACTAAATTGTTGTTTGTAGTATTTATTCATAAAGCTATTAGATGCTTGGTATCTAAATGCTATCTTCTTAAATAATTTAATTCGTTCTATGTCTATTGAGTCTACATCAGTATATTCCGTTATGTCTATAATTGCTCCTTTAGAATACCAATCTCCTAATGGTTCAATTTGGTAAGTATTTACATCAGTTGGATAGCAAGTTAAATTAAATTCTTTTATTATACCTGCAAAGAAATCTGAGACTTTCATTTTAGGTGCTACACTTGACAAATCAGTTAAACCTGTCAAAGATACTGAATTCGTTTGTGCTATCTTGTAATCATAAACTTGACTAATTATTAAGGTAAATGGGTCTTCATAAATAACAGTAACTCCGTATTCAATCGTAAAGTCTAAAGTCATTGCTGCATCACTTCTAACTTTAAAAGTTAAATTCGTGTTTAAGGCATTTACATTTTGCAACACAATTGGTGTAAAAGTATGCACCGCAGTATTACTTAAAGTTTGCCATAAATTACCATCTTGATAAATGTCTATAAAATAAGTACCTACTGCAGATTTTGAAATAACCTTAACTTTTATTAAATGGTCATCTACATCCTGTAAGAATGAAATATTTATTTTATTGTTAGTTAAATCAAATGCGCTTGTTAAATCATATACAAAAAATGGAGGTCCTGAAAGTGTGGTTAAATCAATAGACAAAGATTGCGTCATAAAATCAAACACATCCTTATTCTTCATCCACAAATACATATTTGTAAATCTCTTATTGGTTAAAAATGTTCCGTTAAAAGTTAATCCATATTTTGATTCAATTAAATCAAACATCTTAGAAACCTTAACCGCAGGAAATAGTTCTGTGTACTCAATTGCACCACCTAATGTACTAATGTCGCTATTAGGTAACATTGCGGGATCATACCAAGATGGCGTGCTTCCGTTTGCAACTACACTTCCGTACTGCCATATTTTTTTTGAGCTTATTAATGGGTAGCGAACATCGTAATCGGTTGTTCCGTCAGTTACTCTATCTACTACTTCCGTTCCTGTATAGTTATGATTAATAGAATCGTAATCTAAGTTGCTTAATAAGTCTTCTCCAAACTTATCTTTTAAACTAAGTACATCACCATAGAAAGTAACTTGATAGCTTTCTGAATCGCCTTTTTTTACATTAGCCTTTTCAATGCTTAATTTACCACGCCTAAAGAAAGTTAAGTCAATTTCTATAACTGCATCTCGTCTTATGTTATGGTCAATAGTTGAGTCAACATCCGTTTGGTAAAAGTGTTGAAATATTTGGTTGTTAACATCAGAACAAGGAATGCTAAACGATTGCGAAAAATCAGTAAATACTTTTGATATATCAGCTATATTTTGTACTGAAGAATTTACTTCAATCTTTTCATCATTGAATAATTCAAGTCTTCTCCCCTCTACAAGTATTTGTACTTTTCTTTGCATTATACAACTGAGTTTATAATATCGTTTGCAAATTCAAACTCCATTTGATAGTTAATCATTTTGTTATTTATGTTCTTCTGAAGCTCCGTTGATTTCGTGTTTAATTTAGCAGGTCGGTTATTTACTAGGATCCTTTCACTTAGCATTAATTGCTTAAGAGTTTCATTAAAACTATCAGTAACAAAACCTGTGTTAGTCTTTATTACTTCCCTACCATTTACATTGAATACGCTTCTTTGACCTTCTAACGCTGAGTAATTAACTAAGTCAGATTGAAGTAAATTGTACTCAGTTCCTTCTATTCCTATTGAAGTGTTTGATGCCTTAAAAAAGAACTCCCTTTGCCATCCTCCATACTTGTTTATAAAGTCAATAACCACAGGTTCATATTTGCATTCGTAATTTGGCAAGAATGTATAAGTAGCCAAAAGATTATTATCAATGTCAAAGACTTCAAGAATATTTCCAAGCGCGTAAGCGGCAGGATAAACTCTAAATATATCGTAAACTCCGTCTGCACTTATTGTGTTAGTATCTTGATTCCCTGTTCCTATTTCAGTATATCTAATATAGTCTCCGTCGTTTAAATCCATTGTTATAATTCCACCCCTCCTTGAACCTGTAGTTGAAGGATCGACTCCGTCATAATGATAATAATAAGTTCCTTGCTCTAAAAAGAATCTACCATTAACAGGATTCATAAGTTCTGAATAATAACCATAACCATCAGAAGCATAGCGAGAAGTTCCTGAAACAAATACATAAGTTGATAAACCTACTTTTTTATACTTCTTAATTAATACTTTGCAGTACTCATTTGTAGGCGTTAAACTATTGTTTGTGCTATAATTATTATTAAATGCTAAATGCGAAATATACTCCCTAATATAAGGCGCTACATTATAAGTAGTTTGCAGATTATTAGATGCAGGTATTAGTTTGCTTAATGTGTATTGAGGCGTTGCGGGTGTGCTACCTGTATTCCAAATAAATATCTCTACTTTACTTCCTGTTTGAGAAGCTTCATTTACCTCAACTATATAAGGTGACCTTGCTGCTATGTAAGTGTTACTCATTTCTTTTTAAAATTTTCGTTCATTATTGTATTAAAAGTTTCAGTTGCATCTAATCCAAATGCTTCTATTAATTCATCAGGTAAATTCTTAAATGCTTTCTCAAATGGCTTAGTAAAGAATAAGCTCGGTTTAATTCCTTTCTCTTTTATGCTTCTTGCTATTGCAAATGCTAATCCCCTTTTTGATG